CCTGATGATAGGAATAAGTCCTAGGACTGTAATTGAACCTATCTAAACAAGTTCTCTTTATCCTAGGGACCCAAGTCTCATAAATGAGCTTGGAATGGAGACTGAGCTCAAGAATGGTGATACCAATATTATCCTTAAGAATAGTATCGACACAACCATCACCTTTCTTGGTCCAGTACATGATCTCCAGCACAACGTCAAGTTCCAGAGGAGCAATAAAACGTTGCACAAGAGTATCGAAACGAAAACTGCGCTTAAGAAAAGTTATATCTTGAATGCCAAAATAGGGTGATGCAAGACCAGCATCCTTACTAGCAGGAGTATAAGTATAACCCATAGCGCCCATATATCCAGAAATGGTATTCTGGTTAAAAATACCACTATTGGCATCATCAACATTGACTATGCTATCATCACCAAAAACGGCGATGAAAACATGATCAGAAAATCGAGACATGCTCGAAAGGTCTCCGTTGGCCATACCCCAAGCCATACGGTACAAAACCATATTGACAAGACAATTAATCAAAGTAGTCAAGGGATGACCAGATGGTAAAGAACCATCCATCTCATAAACCTCATTACCGATGATATGTCGAGAATTGTACAAGTCAACAAGGTACGTATTGCGAATGTTAGCATTTTCTTCACCATCATCATACCAATCATTGATATAACGACCAATGCAAGATATGATCTGGGAAGTATGCGAACAATCAAATTTGCTATAATCTGCATCAAAAACTCTTAAGCCTTTGGATTGCATATGCCTAGCAAGCAAATCCCAATCCTCAGAGTAGCAATTGATACCAGGGCAATAACCATTACCAATTTTGTATTTTGTAATCCAAGCAATAAAATCCATGAAATACATCCTACCAATAATGGTATTGCTCAGATCAGCACAACTTATCATACGAGTCTTGCCTTGTCTAACCTTATCTATAGGCCGGCGTTCATCTTTCGGAAAATCAGCATAGATAAAATCTGGTCGAACACAATCTCGTAACTTGACGATATCGGATTCAACTTTAGATCTCACCTCACGAAAGTAAGCATTATCAAGATTATAATCATCTTCTTTACCGAAATAAAGTTGCTTACCACTATATCCTGTTTTCTTATGGATCGAAACCCAAGGAAAACCAGGAGAAGTGTTACGAGGTATAGACCTATAGAAATCATCTCCACAGACACCGACAACAGCATCCTCGACACTTAAGACATCGCGACGATGCGCGACAGAATCAGTGTCGTGAGAATTGAGATCACTAAAGACACACCCAACAGCCTCTTCAAGAAAACGCTGCTTAATATAAGGCCTTTTCTTGTTATAAAGGCATTGAGCTACTCTCAACGGATC